CCTTACGGGGTGCACACGTGCAACGTGCACGTAAAGCCCTTCACATCGGTTGGAGGTTGGAATGATAATCACTGAAAATCAGAGGAAGCGTCTGAATTATCTCAATTCAGATCCTCGTCTGGCTTTCGATCCAAATAAGCTTTATTTGGAGGGAAGATCATTCCATCGAGTCGGTGCCAGTGGCCTGGGTAAACTTGTTATGGAGATGATTCCGTTCTCCGTCATTCGATCATTTGGCCTTGCCATTGATCCTATGAAGAAGTTCAGAGTTGCTCCTTTAAAGATTACCCCGGTGAATCGTACGAGGGTTAGAACAATATCTTCTGTGCTTGACCCACGATCGTGGATCAGTCACAAAGATATTAAGGTCTATTACTCGTACTCGGAAGAGGGTAGATTCTTTTGCTACTCTGTTCCTATACTTCATCCCTCTTCTGGTGTAACAGTAAACGGCGGTGCTAACTTACCAAGTCAGCCTGCTCTTACTATTACCACGAAGGACACGACCGCAAGAACACGCCCTCCTGAAAGTGAATTCGGTGAATTTACATCTCGTAAATACACTATGAATTCATCTCCCAGGAAGTACTGGGCGTACCATTACGATCGTACAGATCTTCCAATGGACTGTCATCCTCAAACTTCGATAGAGGATGCACATTATCTAGTGGAAGGGACGGGACCATCGGCACTGATGTCCAAAGCTTCGTTGGACGCTCTTTTTGACGCTGAAGAAACGAAACTCGGCGCTTTGATGCAAAAAGATTGCCTCAAAATGCTAAGTCGCGTAGTTCCTGCATCTCGCAGGTACTCAGCGTTTAGGAACGTCGTCGAGTTGCGAGATCTTCCAAAATCTATCCTTTCGTTAAGGAGAGCTATGGAAAATTTCCACAATTCGATACAATTTGTTTCCGTGGCTGACCGTAAGTGGATCTTTGGTCCATTTGTCGGAAAGTCAATACCCGGGGAGTATGTTTCATACCACTTCGGGTGGAAGCAAATTTACAACGATGTTATGGACTTGTTGGTAAAGCCTATTCGTGCTGCGCAAGAGGTTAATCGCCTCATGCTCAGAAGTGGCAAACCAACAACGTATCGTACCTCTCGAAAGCTAGAGGGGGAACGAACGACTACTCCTGCACTCGAATATGATGTTCGCGGTGGTGAAGAATCTCCCACGGATGAAACAAACCATGAGAGAAATCACGAGTTGCGTCTCGTTGTGAGCGCAACTTTCGACTTCCCCAAAGTGAACATTCCGCAATTTCGGAAACAGTTGTTTCTCGAAAAAGTGGGTGTGTATCCAAGAGTAACGGACATGTATAACCTTGTCCCTTGGTCTTGGCTCGTTGATTGGGCGACTGGTCTGGGTGATTATGTCGAAGCTATTGACACAATCAATACAGATCCGTCCCTATACAACTGGGGTCTTCTTACCGGTATCACGAAAGGTAAGATTACTACTACACACAAGTTCAAGTGCACTAGTACGCACTACTATAGACAGCTCTACGAACCTGGGATAACTCAAACGGTTGTCATGCCGTTTCAGCATTCCAGTGTCTTAGAGTATCGTCTGCAGATTCGTAAGAACATAGCTAGTGCTTACGATGTGAAAACGATACTGGAACCAGGCGGTCTTAGCCTGTACCAGCAATCCATTCTTGGGGCGATAATGTTATCTCGCCACAAGATAGCTGGGCATGGCTGACATCCTGTCATCCAGCCTCAACTTGCCTACTAGGAGACGTTCATGTTACCCGATCCTGTCACTATCGCCGCTGCTGCGCCCATACCTTCACTCGTTCTGGCTGTTGTCAGATCGGATGGATATGGAACGGAGCGTGTCGATACTGGTGGCTCCGGTTTTGGAGTCATCACTCAACACACACCGGGAAAGAATGGCAACCGTCACTATGTCAAAATGACATGGACGAAGGATGCCACCAATCCGTACACCGGCCTTGTACAGAAGCAAACTGCTACTGTATCGATGTCAGTCAGTCGTCCCAGCTTCGGTTTTACCGACACGGACTGTGTCGATTTTATCGAGGCTCTTCGGGACTATCTGTTCGACACCGAAGTGACGCCTCTTCGCATCATTCAGATGCAGTCGTAGCTATGTAACTGGAAGGGCTTCAGACGGTCCTTTTAACGGAGGACTGAATGTATGCCTTTTTCATTACGATCGTCTGGGATCTATTCTGTAATTATGGAGATAGTACCACATCTCGTGATACTTTTCTTCATAATCAAGAAGGGTCTCAAACGTTGCTGCGATTCTCCACGCCTTATAGCGTTTATGACCTGTCTTGGTCAAGCGCTTGTGGTCCATGGGAGGAAGAGTAGATCGAGAACGTGGACTCGGAATCACTTACCTCAAGGAGGAAGCGATGAAAAGTCCGATAGTTCTCCTTCTAAGCCTTCTGACAGACGTCGGAAGGTTAGAACCTGATGTGAAAGGCCTTGACCGTGATGTCATCACGGTCAAGTCGAGAGTTGAACACGAAGGCTATGGCTTCCTCACCATAGTCTTACCATCCTTATGCGATGCCCTCGATAGAGGTCTCGCATCTGGACAGTTTGCCTGCCCGCTCGGCCTGAAGAAGGTCCGTGGGGGAGCAATCCCGAGAATGTTCTCAGGTATGCTCTGCAAGGTGTTCGATTCGGTCACCGGGTGTTTGTTAGAAGCACCTTCCGTAGGCGTGTTAAAGTGCCTACGTGAAGTTCTTCGCTTCTGCAAAAAGCTTGATCTTAGCTCAGACCAAGAAACTTTTCTTGATCTTAAAGCAAAGACTGAGTTTTTTGCGAATGATGAACTGTGCCTTTCAGAGAATAAGTTTTCTGAAAGAGAGTTCTTCATTCTCAACAGTGTTTGCAAGACTATTCTCCCGAACATCGATAACTTTGATGAACGTGAGTTACCTTGTAAACACGGACCCGGTGCTGTACGCGAAGGCTTAAAGACTAACCAGAAGTGGTTAGCCATAGCGACCTATTCAAGTCGTCTGGAAGAGTTAGGTTATGATGTCAACTATCTCAGAGATGAGATGGAAGGTACCATAGTCGACTCTTCTGAGCCTTCTCCGTACGGAGCTTCTGGAGACAGTGCCAAGCTTATCACCGTTTCGAAAAATTCTACTTCGAGACGCACGATAACCGTTGAACCTGTTGTTAGGCAGTTTGTCCAACAAGGGTTCAATATACTACTCAGGGATTCTATATCCCATTGTAGTATACTTTCGCGGTGCTTGGCTTTAACCGACCAATCTAAGAATCAAATCTTAGCCTTGGAAGGTTCCAGAACTGGATACTGGTCAACAATCGATTTGAAATCTGCAAGCGACTTACTATCTGTAAAGATAGTTGAGATCGTTTTCAGAAATCATCCCAACCTTTTGGAAGGGTTGCTCGATTGTCGATCGCCTAAGTGTTCTTCTGGTGAAGACCAGTTTACTCTTAGGAAGTATGCAGGTATGGGTAACGCGACAACATTCCCAGTTCAGAGCATCGTCTTTGCTGTCTTAGCAATGGCGGCTTTGTTGGAAGGCAAACGGCCAACCTTTGGGAATATCAAGCGTGTCTCCAGACTGGTGCGTGTGTATGGTGATGACATCATCGTACCCACTACATCAGTACATCAGGTAGTAGCCTGGATTCATAAGGCTGGTTTAATCGTCAACCTTAAGAAAACTTTCTCTACTGGTAACTTTAGAGAAAGTTGCGGTGTCGATGCATTCTGTGGTTACAATGTAACCCCATTATACCTTCGACACTGTCCAGATGAAACCTCAAAGGAGCCTAGCACTATTGCTCATTTAGTATCCCTTTCTAACCAAGCTTGGTTACGAGGACTTTACTCACTGAGCACATCGCTTGTGCAGATAGCTGAAGATAGCCTGAGGAGGCGTCTTCCTCTTGTCCACTCAAGTTGTGGCCTGCTAGGGTTGCATACTCACCTTAATGTACAGGAATTCCAGAGATGGAATCCTATACTTCATAGGCCTGAAACAATAGGGCCTATGCTTGTATCTCTGAAAAGGAGAGACAAGTTGGATGGATATGCAGCACTTCTCAAGTTTTTCCATACACCCCTCCTAGGAAGGGCAGTAGGTCATCTTGAAAAGTCCCCTGTACGATTCAAGTCAAAAATCGTACCGAGGTGGGTGCCGGGATAAGATCCGGTTAAATCCTTTTCTAAAGATAGAAAAGGTCAGAGAGGGCGCCAACATCGTTGGC